GAAGGTTTAAAGTTCCCAAGTAGCACGTCAGACATCATTGCTAAACACTCTTGCTTTTCTATGTCCATATTCTCAAAATTCCTTAACAGATCATGCTGAATCTTTGATATCCCTAAGTCTTTGGCTGGTCTATATTTGTGTCCTGTGCCAGTTAGAAGCCATTCTATGTTTACTTGAAAATATTGCGATATGCTTAGCACTTTGTTTGCGGATGGTTCAATGTTAGGATTTTTTTGCCACTGTCTTATCAGACTTTCAGATATGCCAAGATCTTTTGATAGTCTGTAAGCAGTCACACCTTCATCCTTCATTAGGGATAAGAGTGTATCAATAAACTGCATGATATCCCTCCATAAATACTTAAATATATTGCGATATTTTTCTTGACTATCGTAATATATTCTAGTATACTATTCTCAGCACCGATTGCACCTCTATTCATAGTATCACACGCCATCAAAAAATCAATACCTAATTTTAGGAGGGATGAGATGAATCAACTGCAAGTCTTTAACTATCAGGGAAATGAGATTCAAGCTTTAGCAATCAACGGTGAACCTTGGTGGGTGCTGAAGGAAGTCTGTGATGTCTTGGAGCATAGCAATTCACGCAAGATCGCAGAGAGGCTCGATGAAGATGAAAAGGGTGTAACTCCAATTTACACCCCTGGAGGAATTCAGCAAATGACCATCATCAACGAGAGCGGCCTGTACAACGTCATCCTGCGCTCGGACAAGCCCGAGGCGAAGAAGTTCAAACGCTGGCTGACGCATGAGGTGCTGCCGCAGATTCGCAGACAGGGCTTCTACATGGGTGATCTGCCGCCGGAGAAGCTGCTGGAGATGATGGCAATGATGGCGGAGTTGCTATCAACACTCAAGGCGCATGGGCAAGGGGCTGTTGTAAACGATGGCAATCAGAGTGCTACATCCCTTGGCATAGCCGAAAAGTTTAGCCTACCGGAGATAAAGGATTCGTCCGGCAAATCGCTTACCGATGCTGATAATGAGGAAGCAGACTTCTGGGAGAGCCTGCTGTGTGAATGGCGGCTGTTCAGATCCTCAATCCAGAACAAGAGCGTGGCGGACATGGCGTTCATCAGCACATGTAACGAAAAGTACCCGGAGATGAACCTTAGTTTTTCAACACTACACCGCAAATGGAAAAAGTATAAGGATAAAGGCAAGCATAGTCTGGTCAACTACCAAGGCCGGCACGGAAACCATCGGCGCAAGAAGGTCGTGGTGACAGTAGATATTGAGGAGTGATGCTGATGGCGGCAATTAGGGCGAGGCCTACTCCAAGAACATTATACACACCTTTTGGCAACGCCGTCAAGAAGAAAATGATAGACTTGGGTGTGACGCAAGCGCAGATGGAGCGGGATATCGGAGCCCCTACCAACTTTGTAACGGCGATCCTTCGGGGTGACAGACCCGGGCATGAGTATGTGCCGCTGATCGCGGAGTATCTGGGCATCGACCCCGAGAAATATGCAGTTTAAAAAACAACGACATGAGGTGATGATGGTGGCTGGACATGTTGAATCCAAGGAGCGGACGCTGGAGATGTGCAGGATGCGCATTGAGGGCAAGACCTTCCGTGAGATCGGCGAGGCTTTTGGGGTGTCGAAGCAGCGTGTTGAACAGATTCTTGCGAAGGTTCTCTATAAGCGAGGGAAACGAGGCCACTGCGTTTTTCCCAAGGTTGCGGATTGGATGGATGAACACGACCACACAATAGTAAGTTTTGCCAAATTATTAGACATGAAGTACTATACCGTACTTAGCTACGTTAGAGGACGCTATAGACCCTCACTTGAATTCGTCTCCACAGTAGTGAAAAAGTGCGGTTTGAGCTGGGAAGATGTTATCTGTAAGGACGCAGAGTGACGCGCCGAAAGGCGCGGTAATGCGGGAGGGTACCCGAAAGGAATCGGGCGCGTACAGCGCGTTTTCCGCAAAGCGGAAAATACTGAAGGTCGGTCACAACCCCGGCCACGCAAATATACATTCGTGAGATCGGTGAAGCTTTTGATCTGTCGAGGCAGTGTGTAGAACAGGTACCGGGTCGGAGAAGGGGATGGTAATTATGGCAAGAGGTAAAGCATACGACCTTGTAAGCATGAACGGACGGGTATTACTACCGCAAATATTAGGCACTTGCGTAGCACCAAGCGAAACAGCGGCGGCAAAAATATTTTTGCGGGATGTTGTACGCCCAATGTCAAAAACGCCGTATCTATGTCAGTACGACAAAAAGAACTCCAAGCGCGATGGAAAGCCCGCAACAGTAACACTTGTTGAAAAGTTGGAGGACGGCGGCTATAGAGTAGAACAATACACGGTAAAGGCGTATCCGGTGTATTGAATCCATATGGAAGATGTTATCTGTAAGGACGCACGGTAGGGTATATAGCCGCTTAAAATTACTCTTTAAAGAGGGATGTTGCATGACAAAATACAGCGATTTGTGGGATGGGAACAAGGATAAGGTTGATTTTATCATCAAAGGTCTTGAAAATAAAGTTTGTGAGATAAAAGAGGGACTTACGCAAGAAGAAGTTAGAGCAATTGTGTGTGAAACCCTGTCCAAGTTCATTGTGATAAGCCTGTTTGAAACTGTGGCGGCTCATATTATTAAAGATGCAGAGTGACAGCCCTTCGGGGTACCGGCAGTTCAGCAATAGTAAGCCAATGAAGCACAGCTAAATCATGCAAAGCCTTATCATCCATATCGCCCTCCTCCTTCCGTGTGAAATTTATAGGCAAATTAATTATAACACAGAACGAGGTATTTATGGTTAGAACTTATCACAAAGTTTAACAAAGTAGTTGAAAAATGTGCCGTAAGGCATGGTATCAGACGATGAGCAAGGGATGTGGGAGGTATGGGGTACAAATGTTGAGCATGTTGCACGACCTCTCGGACTTATACAGACGCAGAGTGACGCGCCGAAAGGCGCGGTAATGCGGCACAGCGGGTCACAAGCCCCGCGGGGATACAGTCGCATGATATTTCAAGGATGAAGGGCGGTGATATTGGTGGGTGAGGTATTACTTAATGTTTCGGAAGTGGCTGACCTCAAAGGTTGTTCGCAGAGATATGTCAGACGTATTGTTGAAAGCGGCAAGCTATGTGCGCAAACCGTGGAAGTACCCGGCCGCGGCCACGCCGCCAACGAGTACCGCATACCTCTGGATGCGCTGGACAGAAAGCTGCAGATCAAGTACAGACGGCAGCAATCGCAGAGGGTACAACTGTCGCTTCTTGACGGGGACACGGGCGAGAGCCAAACATCCGAACCCGAGACCCAACCGCCGGACTTTGAGGCCATCACCGCGGAAGAGCGGGAACAGATAACCTTCTGGAAGAAGATTATTGACGAATGGGATAGGTTCAGAGCAACGTCGGCTCTGCCCAAGGGCGAGGCCGACGCACAGTTCGAAGCCTTCATAAACTCCAAGCTTGCGGCGGGTAAACGCGCTGTAAACATCAACATAAAGACGTTGTACCGCAAGCGCAAGGCACTGTACAGCCACGGCGAGGCCGCCCTGATCGACGGGCGCGGCAAGCACAAAGGCCACGCCAAGAAGCTGACGGACGAGATGCTGGACATCTTCGAGTTTTACTACCTCCACAAGTCCAAAAAGTCTGTGAGCCTGTGCAAGTTCCTGACCGAGCAGGAGATCAAGAGACTGCACGGCGAAGCCTGTGAACTGCCGAGTGCTGGTACATTCGCCCGCGCCGCGCGTAACATCCCCATACCGTATGTTATGTACTTCCGAGAGGGCGAGAGAGCCTACATCAGCAAGTGCGCACCCTACATCAGCCGCATGTATGACGACTTGGAGCCAAACGACATTTGGGTGGCGGACGGCCATACATTTGACGTGATGGTGCGCGGCAAGGACGGCAAGCCGTTTCGACCGTACCTGAGCGCGTTTATGGATGTCCGCACCCGCAAGATGGTGGGCTGGATCGTGACGGATCGGCTAAGCGGCGACGTGACGCTCTGCGCGTTAAAGCGCGGGATCGAGGCTTACGGCGCACCCAAGGCTATCTTGGTGGACAACGGGCGCGAGTACCTCTTCCATGATTTCAGCGGCGACGCCGGCTTCCGCAAGAAGGCCAAGCGCAAGGACGGCGAGTTTGTACCGCCGACTATCCTTGAAAACCTTGGCATCGACATACGGGTGTCCATACCCAAGAACGCAAGAGCCAAGGCCATAGAACGGGCGTTCGAGACTGTGAAGGAGACGTTCTCAAAGCTCTTTGCAGGCTATACCGGCGGCAATGTCACGGAAAAGCCCGACGACTTGGAAAAGGTGCTGAAACGCCCTGAGAAGCTGATAACCATTGAGGAGTTTACATCTCATGTGTCTACATATATCAGGGGGTACTACAACAAGCAACCGCACTCCGGCTGCGGCATGTGGGGCAGATCACCCGATGAAGCTTTCGCGGAATTGCCCAGGGAGAAACGTGTTGTGCCGCAGGACAAGCTCAACCTCATGCTGATGCGCTACTCCGGCGGCACGATGACGGTCGGCAAGAACGGCGTGACCCTCACCTTGTACGGCGAGAAGATTCAGTTTACGGATGAATATCTGTGGGAGCATTACTTCGGGCAGGAAGTGTACATTCGCTACACGCCCGACGACCTGTCAACCGTGCGGGTGTACAACACGGACAACAAGTTCATATGCGAAGCTGTGCAGGAGAAGAAGCTAAGCTACCACGCCACATCGGAAGAGGTGCAAGAGGCCAATCGCAAGAAGAAGACGCAGGAGAAGCTGGTCAAGAACTACAAGAGCCTCAAAAGCACCCGGGCACAGGACGCGCTTGATACCATCGTCGAAAACGCCGCCGCCAATGCGGAAATGCCCGAGAATGTCAATGCAGAAGTGCTGCGTTTACTGCAGAGCGGCGAAAGCCTGCCGGAGCCGCTGCAACATGCGGCAGGAGCCGAAACGGCAGCTCTGCACATTGATTTCACGGCTGCGGCGGAGCGTGCGCGGCAACAGCGCAGGGGTAACTACTAACACACAAGGGGGAGAACCATGCAACCAACGATGACCGCTGATGAAGCAAGGGAAGTGCTGCGCGATTATAAGGAGAGAACCGGAAAGTCTCAAAACGAGATATCAAAGGAAATGGGATACAACAATGCCTCGGCATTAAGCCGCTTCCACGCCGGCACATATGATGCCGACCACGAAGTCATCAAGCGCGTGGAGCAGTTTATCAAGATAAGCACCAAGCGCGAAGCCGCACCCAAGAAACCATCTTATCAAGCCATATCAACCAGCGTACAGGTTGTAAACCTCATAGAGCTGTGCCATCACCGCGGCGAGCTTGGAGTGGCCTACGGCGATCCGGGCGTGGGCAAGACAATGGCCATACGCCGGTATGCCAAGGAAAACACAGACGCTATCATCATCACCGTGACTCCCACAAGCGCGACCATCGCCGGGATAAACGAGCTTATTGCTGACAAGCTGGGCTTAAAGGAGAAGGTTACGCGCCGCATCACCGCGGCGATTATCGCGAAGCTGAAAGGCACGGAGCGCGTTATCGTCATTGACGAAGCCCAGCACCTCAAGGCAAAGGTTGTTAACCATCTGCGTAGCATCGTGGACGCAACCGAAAATGAAGACAGCGGAGCGCGGATCGGCATGGCTCTTATCGGCAACGACGAGATCTTCCACGAGCTGAAGGTTAAGCAGGCCGCGGCATACAGCCAAGCGGCCGACCGCATAACCTATTGGGAGCATCTCGTGGCAAAGGAAGTCAGAAAGGACGACATCAGGCTGATATTCGGCGATGCAGAGCTTGAGGACGAAGCTCTGGAGCTTCTCCACAAGATAAGCACAGCGGTTTCAATCAGGAAGGCCGTGCAAGTTTTCACCAACACTCTGCAGTTGTTTGATATCAGTGAGTATTCCAAACTCACGACGGCACAGCTTGCCACTGTGGCTAAGCAGATGAAGATTAAGGTGGCCGTGTAGCCGACCCGGGGGTGAGCGTGTGAAAATTAAGTTCAGATACATCCTATGCGCGGTCATAATGGCGGTGTGCGTTGCGCTGACACTTCCGGCGATATGGCTGTCGTATCACGCGAGAGGCTACATAGCCATCGGCGGCGAGTATCTGATCATACCAATAGGAATGATTCTATCCTGCTTCGTTGTAATGATAGCTGATGAGTTAAGCTGGTACAAAACTTCAAGAAACAAGGAGGCCAAACATGGGTAGCAGCACATTTGAACTACAGTCGTGGGACGATGTAGACACGGCTCTGCGGGAGATCCTCGAAAGCGAAGTGAGCTTGAACGACATCGAGGGCAACTTAAAACTTGCCAAGGCCGCGGCAACTGAACACGCCGCGGCACTTGCCAAACCGCTGCAAGACAGAATTAAAACCCTGGAAGTGTTGGTCGAAGCTTTTGCAAAGGCCAACAAGGCGGAGATATCCGGCAAAACCAAGACGCTCAACCACGGTTCAGTAGGTTTCAGGCAGAGCAGCAACATATCCGTGCCTTCAAAACAGCTTGATTCCATAATCAGGAATCTGCGTAAGTACGGAATGCACGACTGCATAAGTACACCCAAGGAAGGTGTGTACAAGGATGTTCTGGGGCGGTATTCCGACGAGGACATCATCAAGGTCGGTGCTTCGCGCAAGGTTGAGGATAAGTTCTGGATGGAGACCGACAAGGAAAAGCTTAGGAGGTAGGCCATGTCTGCGATGTCCGACGCCCAGCGACGTAAGATCTTCAAGTTAAAAGCCGAGCATGGTCTGGACGATGATACTCTTCGAGCTTACATCCATTCGCTGGTGGGCAAGTCTGGCCTCAAAGAGCTGACTATGCGTGAGGCCATCCAAGTAATAGACGCTCTTGCAGGCACCAAGGCCAACGCGCCCGGGCGGATAAGCTGCAAACAGCAGAAGTATCTCGAAGGGCTGGCCAAGCAGTACGGCTGGGTTAGCGAGGACGGAGAGCCCGACATGCAGCGGCTTAACGGCTGGCTGGAAAAACGTTACAAGGTCAGCTCCGTCCTATGGCTTACGCAAAGAAATGCGTCAGATGCTATCGAAGGGTTAAAGGCGATGATAGACCGTGAACGCAGACACGAACCGCAAGAACCCCCGCACCACACCCCACAAGCCGGTGGATGAAGTAGTAAAGGTTGTGTATAACTGGTGCGCCGACCCAAAGCATGGCGAAACATACGATACCGCCACGCTGGGAGTGGACGGCGTTATCCTGATCAACTACATCAACGGCAACGATCGGCACTACTGTGATATCTGGATAGAGGACGGCAGCGGCGGGAGGATGGAGCGCGTTTTCAACCTTAACAAGGTTATCATACAGCTTCCGCTGGTGCCGGCAGAGGAGACCGCATATGATTAAGAGCCACACAATAGCCAAGGAGCGTTGGCAGTTTGCCGTAGCAGGCCTTACGGCATCAGCCCCGTTAATGGCCGCCGTTATAAGAAAAAAGAACTTCGCCGGCCAAGGCGAACAGGCCGCCGAGCAATACCTCTCCGATATAGAGCTTGCTGTATGCGCCATGAACTACGTCAGCGAATTTGCCGCAGATAGCGTAAGGTTCGTTTCGCAAGACGACGCAAGCTTTGAAGCCGCACTTCAAAAACTTCGAGACCTGGGAGGAATAAGATGACCAGTACCGTACGAGTAGAGTACCAAGGCGGTATACACCAACTACAGGCCACAAACAACAACGGCAACCATGCCAGCCCCGTGGGCGCGTTTTCAAAAATCTTCGGCGAGCTGCAGGCTCCTGTCCGCGCTACGGCAGAGTCGGCTGGCAACAGCGTGTTCTTCGACAACGTAACGCAAACCATCATCATAACAGACGCCCTGCCCGGCGGCATAACCAAGGCCGAGCTTGACATCCTGCACCGCATAACCCAGGCGGAAGCCGGCGGCGAGGACATACATGGCCGCATACTGGTCGTCAACGTGATCATGAACAGGGTACATAGCGACCTGTTCCCGCAGACCAACAGCATCAAGGAAGTTGTGTTCGCCCCGAACCAGTTCGAACCCACGCGCAACGGCGCGTTCGCCCGAGCCGTTGTATCCCAAAGCACTAAGGAAGCGGTGCAACGCGCCCTTCACGGTGAGGATCACTCACACGGTGCGTTGTTCTTCCGTTCAACCCGAGGGCTGCGCGGAAGCTGGCACGAAACATCCCTCAACCACATCTTCACCCACGGCGGACACGCCTTCTTTAAACCAAACTAAAACAATTATCCATTGTCCATTAACCCGAGAGGCGGTGTGTTTGTGA